AAAAAGCCTGTATATCTGATCGGTGTTAATGATGCGAAAGATATCTTGATGCGTCGTTTGCATTTAGAGGATAGCAGTGGTGCCGGCGTTTGGCACTTTCCAATGGATCGTGAAAATGAATGGTTCGAGCAGATAACAAACGAAGTCGCTGTTAAAAAACTAAGCAAAGGTCGTTTGATCCGAGAATGGACACCACGCAAGAACGGTGTTCGTACCGAGGGGCTTGACTGTCGGGTGTATGCATATGCGGCACTGCGTGGCTTGGTGCGTAACTTCCGTTTGAATCTTGATCTTGGTGCAGACAAACTGGCCGAAATGAAAATGAAACAACCACGTAAAGTGGCTGTTATTCAACCACAAAATGGGTCTGAGCCGTCAGTGCCGATCCAACCACGTGGCAGAACCGTACGCAGTCGGGGGATAGAATGACAACAACGATAAGAATTAAAACCTATGAGGAACAACTGGTCGAGGTGCAAGAGGCAATCACAGCAATCCTAACCGGTGCTCAAGAGGCATCGTATAACAATCAAAAAGTTAGGAAAGCAGACCTATCTGCACTGCAGGCGAGAGAGGAATATCTGCAAAAACAAATCGCATTGAAAAAACGTGGTGGCATTCCAGTACGTGGGGCCACACCAGTCTAAACGGATGAACAATGAACAAGATTAAAATACCACCACAAAATTTTGTGGATAAAGCAATATCCTGGATCGCACCACAGGCAGGTCTAAGACGTTGGCAGGCACGAACCCAGATGGCAATGCTGGGAGGTTACACCGGTGCCAGCAAAAGCCGCAGGCAGACACAGGCGTGGGCTCCGATCAAGGGTTCCGGTAACAATGTGACATTGGACGATTTGCCAGTGCTACGTGACAGATCTCGTGATTTGCTCCGCAATGCTCCACTGGCTGTCGGGGCGGTCAGTACTGTTGTGACCAATGTTGTTGGAACTGGACTGAAACCACAGGCACACATAAACCGTAATGTATTGCGACCATATCTGAAAACCGATGAGGCAATGGAAGAATGGGAAAACAAAGCAGAACGGATATTTCAAGTGTGGGCCGAAAACCGAGATTGCGACATAACACGTTGCCAGAACTTCGCAGAGATGCAGGCACTGGTTCTGCGTTCCTGTTTGGAATCCGGCGATGTGTTTGCTTTAAGGAAATACAAAGAACATGACGGCAATCCGTTTGGCACAACAATCCAAATCTTAGAGGCGGACAGAGTTGCAGATCCGGAAGACGGTAACGATAAAATCGTGGCCGGTGTTGAACTGGACGAAGATGGCGCACCAGTTGCATACCATATAACAAACCACCACCCAGATGACTATGACCAAGGTGCGCTGGAATTTGCCAAGGTGGATGCGTTTGATGAAAACGGATACCGACAGGTGCTGCATATATTCAACCGGAACAGACCAGGAATGACACGAGGCGTGCCATACCTTGCTCCGGTTATAGAAAGCCTCAAACAATTAGATAGATACACCGAGGCCGAAATAATGGCGGCAGTGATATCGTCAATGTTTACGATATTCGTAAAGACAGAATCCGAAGAGGGATTGCAGCCGATGGTACCAATGTCTGGTGCGGAAACAACATCGGTACCACGCAACAGCGATTATAAATTGTCGCCTGGTGCAATCTTAGATTTACAACCAAACGAGGCAATCGAAATCGCAGATCCGAAAAGACCAAACCAATCATTTGATGGGTTTGTGCAATCGATACTGCGGCAAATCGGTGTGGCTTTGGAACTGCCGTTTGAAATACTGATCAAGCATTTCACTGCAAGTTATTCGGCAGCACAGGCGGCATTGGTTGAGGCATGGAAGACATTCAGTGCAAGGCGCACATGGATGGCAAACCAGTTCTGCCAACCTGTGTATGAAATGGTAATAAGCGAGGCAATCGCAAAAGGATTCCTTGATGCCCCAGGGTTCTTTTCAGATCCATTTGTTCGGGCCGCATATCTTGGTGCTGAATGGATCGGGCCACCACGTGGTCAGATAGATCAGCTGAAAGAAATCAGAGCCGCAGCATATCGTGTGGATTTGGGTGTTTCAACCTTAGAAGAAGAAACCGCACAGATCACTGGCGGATCATGGGAAACAAAACACATTCAACGTGCCAAGGAACAGAAACTACGGACCGAGGCAGGATTAACAGCAACCATAGAGAACAGCAATGAAAAAGAAGATACAGATGAAGAATGAGCTACAAACATTCGCCAAGCACTGGGCAATAGAACCGAGTGCAATGCAACTGGTCGCAGCAACATTCAAAGAGGTCCAATCGGGCCTCTCTTTATTTGCCCAGAAACCCCTCGTAAACACCTACACAACGAGTATTCGTGATGGGGTGGCAGTTATACCAATTCATGGCGTAATAACGCCACGTGCCGATGTATTCACGTTTCTGATGGGTGGCACAGCATTGGAATTACTGGCAAGGGATTTGCAGGCGGCATTGGATAACCCAGAGGTAAATGCAATCTTGCTGGATATAGACAGTCCTGGTGGGGTTGCAGTTGGACCATCTGAAATGGCGGACGTTATACGCAAGGCAACTGAAAAGAAACCGATATGGGCATACGTTGGCCGCAACTGTTGTTCGGCAGCATACTGGTTGGCATCTGCAGCAAGCAACATCGTGGCACAGAAAACCGCATTGTTGGGCAGTATCGGTGTTGTATCCAGTGTGGCGGTACAGGAACAACCGGATGCAGACGGATACAAAACAATAGAAATCGTTTCATCAAATGCCAAGAACAAAAGACCAGACCCACGCACACCAGAGGGCGAGGCAACAATCCGTTCCGAACTTGATGCGCTGGAGGCTGAATTTATCCAGTCAGTCGCCACATACCGCAACGTAGGAACAGATACCGTTAAAACCGATTTCGGTCAAGGCGGTGTGGTTGTCGGCGAGGCAGCAGTCAATGCTGGCATGGCCGATGAAATCGGGGATTACGAAACCACCATCAAGAAACTATCAACCAAAAACAAAGGAGAAAACAGCATGGATGCAAAAGCCATCACCAAAGACCAAATAGCTGCTTTTCGTGCCGAGGGTGCAAAAGCAGAACGAGAACGTCTGTTGGCATTGGACGAGGTTGCAGTCGCAGGCCACGAAGACCTGTTGGCAAAAGCCAAAGCCGATCCAAATATGACAGCGGAAAAGTTGGCATTAGAAATCGTAAAAGCAGAGAAAGCCAAAGGTGGCGATTATCTGAACGGTCTGAAAAAGGCCGCTAATTCAATGCCACAGGTACAACCAAGCACAAAGCCTGTGGCGAAAGTAAATAAAGGTGCAACACCAGAAGAACGAGCCAAGAACGAATGGAACAGCAATCCGGAAGTTCGTGCAGAATTTGACGGCGACAAAGATGCGTTTGTTGCCTACTGCGTTGCACGTGAAAAAGGTCAAATCAAAATCCAAAACAAAGGGGAATAAGACATGGCAAAAATCACAAAGAACGTAGATCGTAACTTTGAAACACAGGCGGATACAAATACTGTGGCAATTGCTGCAGGTGTGCATATCTTCCAAGGACAATTGTTGGGATTGAGCAGCGGATACGCACGTCCATTCCAAGCAGGCGATAAGGTATTAGGTTTTGCAAAAGACGAAGTAGATAACACCAACGGACAAGCAGGCGACAAGAAAGTCGATGTAAAAGCCAAAGGTAAAATCTGCTTGGAAATCGCAAGCTTGGCACAAACCAGTATCGGCAGCGATGTCATTGCCACAGATGACGACACATTTGCGTTGGGATCTGATGGCGATTATTTCGGGAAAGTATTGCGTTTAGAAGATGCCGCACACGCAATCGTAGCGTTTGATTTTATCTATGTAAAAGAAACCGCTGCGGAAACAACAACCGAAGAAGAACCGACAACGGAACCAACGGAACCGACAACGGAACCAACGGAACCGACAAACGGATCTGATGACACATCGGGAACCGACACAACTCCAGATAACACAAACACAGAAAACCCAGGGGGTGAATAATGAACAAATTATCGTCTCGGGCCATTATCGGCCAGTTTTATAAACGTCTGAATCAGAACGCAGGTATGGAATGGATTGATGCCATATCCAACTACTTCACGTCTGACCAAGACACAGAAGAATACGCATGGATCGGTCAATCGCCAGTAATGCGTGAATGGGCCGGTGGTCGTCATGCCAAAGGATTTACATCCAACGGTATCACAATCGAAAACAAACATTTCGAGGCAACACTGGATATTCCATTAAAGCATTTGCGTCGTGATAAGACCGGTCAAATCAATGTTCGCATTGGCGAATTGGCGACAAGAACAAACAGCCACTGGGCATTGTTGTTGTCCCAATTGATAACCAAAGGCGAAACATTGCCATGCTATGACGGCAAATCTTTCTTCGCCGAAGACCACAAAGAGGGTCGTTCCGGAGTGCAATCAAACAAGATCGAATTTGACTTGAAAGATGCAGCGGTAAATGGCGAAGTCGGAACCGTCCAAGCACCAACCGAGGCAGCATTGCGTGAGGCAATTCTTAAAGGTATCCAACAGATCATCGGATTCAAAGATGATCAAGGCGAACCAATGAACGAAAACTCAAGCAAGTTCTTGGTAATGGTCCCAGTGCATTTATGGTTCATCGCAAAAGCAGCGTTGGCAGCACCATTGACTGTCGGTGGTGCAAGCAACCCAGTAAAGGTCTTTGCAGACTTAGACATTGGAGTTGCAGCGAACCCAAGAATCGCTGGCGATAAAATCTATGTCTTCCGAGCAGATGGCGATGTGAAAGCATTTATCCGTCAGGAAGAAACGGCAGTGCAAATCAAAGCCAAAGCCGAGGGTTCAGAATATGAATTCGACCACGATGCTCACCAGTATGGTGTCGACACATGGCGCAACGTGGGCTATGGCTACTGGCAACAAGCATGCCAAGTCACATTAACAAAAACAGAGTAACGATGTTTGACTTTGACAATTTTGTTAATAAAACCTGTATGGAAATCTTCGGGCGGCCTGTTACATACCGCCCGAAGAACACACAGCATCAGCCGTTTGCGATAACAGGCGACTTCCACAAAAGTTATATGGAGGTACAACTGAAAAACGCAGATGCGGACATATCATCGGCACAGATAGTCCTGTTTGTTCGGCTGATAGATTTTCCAGAAAGATATCCAAAACCACTGCAAGGCGACTATGTAGAAATCTGGGGAGTTACATACCAAGTTATGAACATTGAACATCATATCCCTGGATCAAGAAAATTGGTATTACACGAACAATGACACACGCAAGACAAGACATCAGAGAACAAATCGCAGAAAACTTAAGAACAGAATTTGCAAATGTTTTCACATCACGTGCAAAGGTATTGTTCGATCAAGACATGCCTGCGGTGTTAGTTTATACAACTAACGAAACGATACAAAAAGAACGATGGGATTTTGATGGGTTCGGTAATTTGTTTCGTGATTTAGAAATTGCGATAGAGGCAGTGGACATCGGTAAAGATGATTTGGATAACAAATTGGATGCGATGGCAGAAACCATTGAAAGGTTATTTGATGGGTGGGAAATGCCAAATAGAAAGAACGCAGTATTGAGATTCAAAAGCACAGAAACGGACATGAATATCGTAGGCAATAACATATACGGTGCAATCAAATTGACATTCACTTTGACATACCAAACGGAAACCACAAATGAGCATTGAACAAGGAAGAGATATTTCGGAATTATTTCGTAGGGTCAGCAACATAATTCGCATAGGTAAAGTAATCTCTGTGGATTATACGAAAGCCAAAGCAAAGGTAAAAATTGGCAGCTTGACCACAGAATATTTGCCCTGGTTAACACCAAGTACGGCGGCATGGATACCATTAAAAAATGGCGAACAGGTATTGGTATTATCACCCAATGGCGACTTGCGAATGGGGATGATTTTGCCAGCACTTTATCAGAACAGTAAAACACCACCGGCACATGATTCAAACAAGATTACATTCAATGTTGATGTTGCACACAAGGGTGCAATCAGTGCCACCGGCAACATAACAACATCGGGTAAAGTAACCGCCACTGGCGAGGTCGAGGGCAAAGGTAAAAAGTTATCAACACATACACACCAGTTCTCGTACAACGCAGGCGAAACACCATCAACCGCAACAACAGAACAACCGAGCTAGAAATGCAAGGAATGAACGTGCATACAGGTCGCAGCATTGCAGACCTGGAACATTTGCGACAGAGCATAACGGACATTTTATCAACACCGATTGGTTCAAGAATAATGCGGCGAGAATATGGTAGCCGATTATTCAAACGAATTGATGCACCAATCACAGGCGAACTGATAGCAGAGATTTATGCTGATGTCGTGGAGGCATTATTCAATTACGAACCACGATTTGAGGCAACCAATGTGACGGTTGTATCGATGGACAACGGCCACTTGGTATTGGACATCACCGGTAAATATCTCGTTACTGGCGAAGACGTAACACTAAACGGAATTGAAATACAATGAGTACAGCAAACAACACAGATATCGAAAGTTTATTGACGCCGAACCATATCGATATGTCGCAATTGCCGGCACCAACGATAATCGAACAGCTGTCGTTTGAAGACATATTCGAAGAATTGCTGGTGGATTTCAAGGCAAAGGATCCGACATACGATGCGTTGGTAGAAAGCGATCCGGTAATCATTGCACTGGAATGTGCAGCATATCGCGAAATGTTGCTCCGCAATAAAATCAACGAGGCTGCAAAGGCGTGTATGTTGGCATACGCAACCGGAACGGACTTGGATAACCACGCAGCATTTTATGGCATCACACGTCAAGATGGCGAAAGCGATGAACGTTTGCGTTACAGAACGCAATTGGCAGCGGAGGCATTAACCACTGCCGGATCAGAAAAGGCATATCTGTTCCACACATTATCAGCGGACCAAAGGGTCAAATCAGCAAGTGTGCAATCACCAGATCCAGGCGAAGTGCTGATAACTATAATGTCCACCGAAGATGATGGTGTAGCAAGTCAAGAACTGATAGATGCCGTTGAAGATTATTTGAGCAGTGAAGACGTACGACCACTGACGGACCACGTAGAGGTACAAGCAGCCGAAATGGTTGAATACGCAATCACAGCACAGGTGCATTTATTCCTAAGTCCAAGTATGAGCATAACGGAACAAGAATGTCGTGATGCGCTGGACAGATACTTGGCCAAGAACACCACGATAGGAAACATGATTGCACGATCTGGAATCTTTGATGCACTGCATACCGAGGGCGTGCAGAAAGTAATCCTAACATCACCGGCAGACGATGTAGAAACAACGAAAGAACAAGCACCGAAATGCACAGGTATAAATTTGGAATTTATAATAACCGATGACTCAGAGTAATAGCATTTTGCCACCAAACGCAACACAACTGCAAAAAGATTTAGAGGCCGCAACATCATTGCGGCTTTTATCTTTGAATGTAGATGCACTGCGATATTTGAACGATCCGGATAACTGCCTGGAAAAGTTCCTGCCATGGATTGCATGGGCAATGTCGGTAGACATTTGGAACAACGATTGGGAGGCAGTAACCAAAAGAAAGGTGGTTCGTGAAAGTCTGCTGGTACATAGGCAGAAAGGAACACTGGGGGCTTTAAGACGAACCCTGGAATCGTTTCTGTTTGCAAGGATCAGAATAACGGAGTGGTTTGAATACAACGGCGAACCATACACGTTTCGTGTGTATGCGGTATATCGTGAGGCCGGAATGTCATTGTCCGATGCTGATCTGATATATGCCGCAATCATGCAGGCGAAGAACCTGCGATCACACTTAGAGTTTTTCATGCCACAGATAGAAACGGAAAGCAAAGCACCAAGGTACGGTGTGGCATTTGGCCATTTAGAAAAAACAACAATATACCCAAGGGAAGAAAATGTCTGATTACTACGCACTTGTAACAACAACAGGTTTGGCAAAGCTGGCGGCATTACCAGTTGGCGAAACTTTGACACTGACACATATGGCATTCGGGAACAGCACGATAGACCCGACAGAAGATATGACATCACTGCACAGCGAACAACACAGATGTGCATTGTTGAACGTAGAGGTTGAGGCAACCAATCCGAACAATTTGGCAGCCGAGGCAGTTATAGACAGCACAGTTGGTGGCTTCTGGATCAGAGAGGTTGGTATCTATGACGAAGATGGCGATCTGTTTGCGGTAGGAAAATATCCGGCAACATACAAACCGGAAACAACCGAGGGAACGGTCAAAGAACTTGGTGTGCGAATGATATTGGCGGTATCAAATGCCGAAGATGTAATCGTCACATACCACAGTGGAATTATGCAGGGTGCTGCGAACCAAGACCTAAGCAACCTAACACCCACAGGACAGCAAAAGTTTGACGTAAAGGCGGACATTGCATCGCCAGAGTTCACTGGTACCCCAAAGGCACCAACGGCCACTGCTGGCACGAATACAACGCAAATAGCAACCACCGAATTCGTAACCGCAGCAGTAGCGGCAGCAATATCTGCGTTGGTGGATTCATCACCGGCTGCATTGGACACATTGAAAGAACTCGCAACGGCACTCGGTAATGATGCGAACTTTTCAACAACGGTAACAAATGCGCTGGCGGCCAAAGCTGCGAAAACCAATGACACGATAACGGTTGCCACAGCAGATCCGACATCGGCATTCAATGTCAGAAACATCAAGGCAACATCGGTTGATCCTGGCGAACTTTCATCTTTGGCAAATGGCCAGATTTTACTGGTTTATGAATAAGGACGAATTATGAGCAAGAACGCACTTATAGGAATCAGTTCATTGGCACGCAAGATTGGCAAACTGTATGTCGGCTATGGCGGATTAGCACACAAGGTAAAGAAAGGATACATCGGCATCAATGGATTGGCTCGGGTCTTTTATGCTGGCGATCCGGTGCTGATATACGAAAACTCTGCTGCCGGAACATACACGCAAACTTTATCAGCCGGAACTTATGAAATCACATTGATTGGTGGTGGCGGTGGTGCATCTGGACGTAAATGTACAACAAACACCACGTACCACTATGCCCAAGGTGGTGTCGGCGGAACGATACAAGTAACCGCAAAGCTGACAGCCGCAGCAACGATAACAATCGTTGTTGGGGGCGGTGGTGCCACCAAGACAGGCTCGTTTTCAAGTGCATCGGGCGGAACCGTAACCGGCAACCCAGGTGTTGCAAGTACGGTAACAGGATTCACAAATCTAACATTATCCGCAGGTGGTGGAACTGGTGCAAGCACACGTGCAACATCAACAACCGGATGTACCAGAA